CAACTTCACGACCTTCACGAATACATTTGTTCAATGCTACTTGAAGTTCTGCTGCTTCTTTCTTGTCAGCAAATGTTACCATCTGTGCCATTTGACGGGCAAAACCCACAATCTCATCAAAATCTTCATCGACTTGCCAACACTCAGGTTGAACAAACTTACACGACTCAGTATCCTCAAAGATCTCCATGTCTACCATGTCGTTGATGACATAAGCATCTTTCATTTCATCATCGGTTGCATACAATGTATGAGGTGCGATGATGATATCCTGATGAATTACTTCATCAAAGATGTAAGTAATCGTATTGGGGCAAAAAGTATCATCACCACCAAACCCAATAAAATCACCTTGAACAATCCCGTCGAAATCAGGAAGGTTATCAAGGCAATGGTGTAATATATCAGCAACATTGCCAACATGATTGTCATCAATGTCAGAATGTGTTTCGTTAATCTTGATAAGTTTCTTGTTAAAGACCGATTTTGTGCCAACAAAGAATCGACCTGTCTGCGGATTCGTACCCCATACAATCGCAGGAGCGCCATCGATCTTCGCAGAGATTTCACCATCAGAAAGGAACCAATCAAGTACAGAAAGATCACCCGTCAGAGTAGAATCTTCGGGGTGCTCAAGGTGTGTGTTTTTCATACTGTTAGTATGGCACGGAATAAGGGACAAATCAAGCAGGTGTGTGGAGGTTGTTCAACTGTCACTCGATACCAGCATTAGCAGATAGCAAAGGAAAATGTCCAGTCAATTCTTGATACTTAGCACATAGTGAAGATTCATACTTGTAAAAAGTTTTGGCGTTATATGTCATCTCATCTCCCCATACATTGATAGTCGCCTCAGCAAGTGGCACATCAAATACATACCACTCAACAGATTTACCCTCACAAAGTGCAGAATACTGTTCCTCAGTAATGTGATAGTTTGTGGTTGAACATGTGCCAGCAGCTCTTGCTTTACGTGTGCCACAATTGTATGACTGATGACGCTTCATCATGCCAGTATATGTTCCACCAATCTTGGCAACTTTGTTATCAATGGCAAGAATGTAGATGCGTTCAGCATATTCTTTGTATTGCACTTCACGTCCCTTAGTTGGAACATACTGAATGGGATTTACGTCAGGATTCTTGATAAAACGTGCTTCTGGTTTGATTTCAGCAGTGCAAGCAAGATAAAATCCATGCTGTTCAGCGAATTGCTTTGCATTAAGTTCATCACTGAGATTAGTATTGTGCTCAGTAAGAGGTGTTGGAAAAATAGTCATTTTGTTTTTGAGTGTAATGGAAAGCGTTATGCGTTCCTTTGACTCTCTTAATATACACGATTTTGGTGCCCTGTGGGGGTTTGGTAGACACTTCAACCAACTGTCACAACCCCATCTCTGCTTTGCGTTCTTTGTATGCTTTTATTACAAGTGACTTACCACCAACATTGGGAGCACCCATATTTGACACATACTTAGACCAATCTATGCTCTCAAAAATATCTCTTACATACGGTTGATTTGCTTTGAACAGATAATGTGTGGTTGTATTCTCTGGAACTTCACTATAATCACATACACGAATCTGTCCCCAGTATTTGAGTGCAAACTCCCAGTATTCTTGGTTTTTAATTTGCTCTCTCACTGCTGGTAGTTTAGGAACATTGTCACATGTCAAGAACATATCAAAATCTACATGTTTTGTTGGTGGTCTCTCTCTTATTCTAAGATCTGGATAACCTTTTGGATTTGTCTTTGACCAGATTTGCATACAACAAGGGACATCATATTGCTCACCATTGAATACAAAACTGTTTTTTGGCAAAAACTGTGTGTAGTATAGACCAAATGACCTATCCAACTGAAATTGCACCTTCCAGGAAGTTTGCCACTTAGCAGGAATAATAAATCCAATCAACTCACTGAATGTTGCAGCATGATTAAAGAATCCTTTTGCAAGTGGATTCATATATCCAGACCCAAAAGGTGGGTTTCCAACTGTTGCAATCCTGATGTTATTTGTCAGTATGGGATTGTATCCTGGATCATACTCAAAAAAGTCCTGTTTAGTGATACCTGGGCCCTCAGGTGCTAAATCCAAACCAACAGCATCAGCAGGAAGATACTGCAAAATGTTACCACTACCAGCAGAAGGTTCGATAACCATATCATACTGATCTAATGGAAACATTTCATTGATCTTATCAACAAACGTCTTTGCAATATCTGGATGAGTGTAAAACTTATCCAAATCCTTTGCCTTCTTACTCATACTTATTACCTACGAATTTCACTGATAGCGGGTTGACCTTGATTGAACACAACATCAACAACTGCCTGAACTTTCTTGGCAGTGCTGATACCCACTCTATCATAAGTTGGAATACAAACCAACCCAAATGTTTTCTCAGTGCTACCCAAACGGATCACACGACCAATCGACTGACTGATACCAATGTAGTCCATGTTACGCATGAAGATAACAGCTTCGAGTCCACTTACGTTGATACCCTCAGACAGAATAGAGTGGTGGATGACAACAAACTTCTTACCATCTTCCTTGCCCCACTCATTCAGAGTGTCAAAGAATACGTCACGATTGACTTTCTTACCATCGATGATTGCACCAGTCTTGGATGTGATCATCATCCAGGAGTATCCACGCTCCTTGAGTTGTAGACAAAAATCTGATTGTGAAACAAGACCCATGATTTGCTTCGTAGAACGAGCACAGATCAAAGTCTTGTCGATGTTGTTTTCATCGATAGTTTCGATGAGGTTGTCTCCATCCTCAGCATACATAACCTTTCTTCCCTTGATGATGGGCAGTTGTTTAACAACCACTTTTGGAGGAAGAATGTACCCTTCATCAACAAGCAAAGGAGCAGGAACATTACATAAAACTTGACCATAGACACTCCAATTCATTCCAGGTTTAGATGCAGCAAGAGAATGTTTGGGTGTTGCTGTGAAGAAATAGCAACGATTTGTATTCTCTGCAAAATACTCAGTCGCAGGAAAGAAGTTACGCTGAACACTATTGTGTGCTTCATCAAAATAGATGTTGTCCACCTCAATATCTGCCTCCATAACACGATGGAGAGAATGATAAGAGGTGAAGATGATAACATTCTCACCTGCTGTGCGAGCAGTGTTAGCAAAGACATGAATGTCATCTGCTTTCGTTGTAGAATAGTGCTGTGTTTCACCACTATGAACGTGCATCACATGCGTGTGAGTTGTATCAATCAACTCAAGGAATTCAGAACACAGTTGTTCTGCCAACAGAATACGTGGAGCAACAACAACAGTCGTCATTCCGTTGTCAATGTACTTACAATTCTCCACAACATCTTGAATCATACAGATAGTTTTGCCACCACCTGTAGGAACAATGATTTGACCTTTGTCATATGCAAGCATACGATCAACAATGTCTCTCTGATGTGGGCGGAGAGTGATCATCAAAAAAGAATTAGATAACAACAGTATAAATCAACCTACAACACCTGTCAAGGGTGTTGTAGACGATCCTAGACACTACTGGGACGCTTTAGGCGTCCCCCCTTGTTTTCAACTGAGTGTCAAACAATCACCATCAGGATCAAATTTGATGGATTTGCCGTACTGATTAACCAAAGTATTCTCGGTTGGTTTACCATGTGCCTTAGGGTCGGGCTTCACATACTGAGGGAGAAATCCTGCAAACTTAACAGGAAAGATGTCCTCATCAACCACAATACTTTCACCATCTTCTGCAATGTTAGATGCAAATGTAATATAAGTTTGTTTCATATTATTGAAGTCTTCAATCCAATCAATACGGAACTTCTCAAGATCAGGAACACGATTAGGTGCATAACCAAAGATCCAAACAGTCAGATCTTTGTTAGTTCCGTGTTGAATACCACGCGCCCATGCTTGCATGTTATCACCATTGCCAGCACAATATGTGATGCAACCTTGTGCTTCTAGTTCCTGTTGAGTACGTCCCTCAATACCCTGCTTAGGATAACCCTGAGAGATAAGAAATCCCTTCAACGTCTCTCTACCAGTTCCAGTAGAATTGTAGGTACGGAAGTTAGGATAAACCTGACAATTGTTCAGTGCAGTTTTTTTAATCCAATTACGAATTTTAGAGGTTTTATCTGATGCAATCAGATCAACAAATTTGCTAATCTCATCGGCATCAGCAGGGATAACCCCACCAGGATTCTGATCAGTAACAACAGCATTACAAACTTCCTTCAAATAGTCATGCTTAGTCTGACTAAGTTGAGGGTTTTGGTGATGATTTGCTGTATTACGGGCAATTACTTCATGATAACGACTTTCCCACTCGTAAACATCATAAATGGCAATCTCTTGACCAAACTTTTCGCGGGATTGTTTACGATTATATCCAGATTGGGCACGAAGTTGGTTTTGATCGACACTTTGTTCATCAAAAGATACGATAGGAGGATGAGCACTAATCATGTAACCCTGGACTTCGTAACTATTAACGAGATCATTTACATGCTCCTCAACGTTACTCTTGTCGCGTGGTTGTTCCTCAGGATTATATCGAACAAAGGCATCAGGAATAAGATAACGACCAAGGAATCTACCTCCTTGATATTCAATAGGAGGACAAACTTCTAGACTATCTTGCACTGTCTTATCAGTGAGTCCAAAGGGATTAGTACAGGTCTTGGCAATCTTTGCCCAAGCCATTTCAGTGCTTACGGGCACAAAACGTTCGCTAGTATTCATACGAGTTTGAAAGTAGATAGGTTAGTAGATTAAATCTACTGGTTTACAGGTGACAATCAAATTAGGAACTAAGTTCTTTTGTTTGATTAACACTCAGTTAGTTTAACAACTTTTTAGGTGGTTGTCAATCACCATCACTAGGACACTTTAGGCGTCCCCCCTTCCAATCACTTTGCTTTGTTTCTGCGGGTGATTTCCTTCTGTGTGATAGGGTTCTTTAACTCTTTCTCAGACTTCTTACCTAAGTTCTTGAGTTGTATATCTCTCAGAGTTCTTTCACCTTTCTTCATTGTTGCTTTACGTTCAGCAGCAGTTTTACCCGATGCTTTTTGTGGTTTATAGTCAGGACTTACCTTCTTAGCAGACTTTTTAGTAAGTAATTGTGATGCTGTTGGTGTCTTAGCACCAGACTTTCTTGCTCTTCTCTCCATTGCTGCTTTACGTTGTTGGTCTCTAAGTGATAGACCAGCAGTACCACGTTCTTTCTGTGGTTGTTGTTCTTTTGTAGAGCGTTGTTTCTGTGTACCTATATCTTTTCTATCTTTATATGACTTTGCTGGCACCTTTTGGCCACCACCAGCAGCTTTCATTCTACGTTTTTCTGGTTCTGATTTACGTCTATCAGCACCAACTCTGCCACCTTCTCCAGTTTTTCTGATTTGCGATCTACCCTGAACCTCAGGATCGTAAACCTCAGTCATAAATTCCTTAAAAGTTTTCATTAGAAAAGGGGAGATGGTCTCCCCTTATTTATCAATCTTCGTCTTCTTGTACCTCTTCTTTCTTCACAGAAATCTTAGGACCAACCTGAACACGTTTAGTTTCATAGAAGAAAGCAACTCTTTCACGACGTGCTTGCATTAGCATATCGTATTCTTCTTGTTGAGATTTAGTGAAACGAAAATCTTGTTGCCTCCAAGTAGCACGAAGTTCTTTGAGATGAGGCAGGACGTTGACAGTAGAAGTAGGGAAATTCATTAAACAGTGTAGTTAGTTTGGTTAAATTCGTCGCACTTGACATTCATTTGAGATTCATTCTCTTCTAGTTCTGTGAGGTCAAAGATCTCACCTGGCATATCTTGAATCTCACTCCAGATGTCGTCCATACGATTTGGTTGGTTGTGCTTACACAATAGAGACACTTTAGACGACCCCCCTTTACTTAACCAGGATGCGGAAGTCTTTGCATCCCTGTTTTTCCATTACTTTCTCCCAGAAAATAGCATCTTCAATCTTCATAAATGTTGCTTGGTGCTTTGCAAAACCCTTTTTCTTTGGTTTCTGATAATGAATTTGGTACATCATTCCAGTGCTTGATTACTCCAGAAACAATAAAAAAATTAGTAGTGAGCAGACTGACAAATATGATGCTACGAATGATAGCAACATAATTGTCAAAAGGTTTTGTTTTGTCATCACTAAAACTCCCTAATGAATACTTCCATATCCTCCACAGTTTCAGCATAACGATTCCTTCTTGTATGAACGTATTCTAATTGATCCCATTGTGTTGGATAACAAAGTAAAAGTGTGTGAATATATTTGTGTCTTTCATTCTTTGTATATTGGCAGTTAGGTTTTGGTTTGATACCAGTTTCAATCGTAACATACATATCATCATAAAAATATACCCAACCCTCAACGTTTACGTGCTCTGTCTTCCATCGAACATAGTCATCAACTTGAGGAATATACTTCATGAAAATAACACTGCTTCTAACGGATTTAGGTTAAGTTGCATCGCAGTATAAGGACGAGTATCACTAACACATACCTCTTTACCTACCTTATTTGAGTTGATGGGGGCATAGTAAGTGTGCGTATTGCTTCTCTTCGTTCTCTTGTACTTGACAAATCCCCAGATGGTACGAATAGGACTATCAGTAGTATAAGCATAACTCTGAGTGTTACAAAGCCATATAGAAACCACATTAGATTTGAAAGTTTGGCATTCATAATAGTAATGTTTTGGTGCTTTGTGTGGAAAATCAGGAGGAAGTTCAATCACGTTGTAAACTGCTCCACAATACCACTTGGTCTCTCTTCACCAATCACAATAGCAGATGCTTTGTTAATGTTTTCACGCAAATGAGTGTAACAGTCAGTATTCAGTCCGCCATCTTCATTTGCAATAAGATCAAAACATTCTTCATGATCTTTTGCAATAACATTCCAGATACCACCATACTCAGATCGGGGAAAGGGGATGAAATGGTCAACAATGTAGAGATACTTAGTCATTGTCCTTGGTAGATTACCTCCTTAGTTTAACACAATTAGACAAACTCAGCAATGTAGTAGTCAACAGTGACTTCTAACTTTGCTGCTTCAATTTCACACTCAGCAATGAAATCATCAATCATAGATTCAACTTTACAATTTTCATCCAAACCAAAAATTTCTTTTGAATCTTCGTAACTAATCATACTGCGAGTGCTCCACTAGGAATTTCTGTAAGTTCAGGAAGTTTATCATTGAACTCATTCATATCATAACATACCCACCCAGCACTGGTAAAGATGTAGGAGAACTCTTCACCATTAGACAGGAACTCTACTACGTTATCATCAAGACGAGGAGGGCAACTCTCACCACGAGCAGAGTAATACTGAGGACCATATTCCTCAACCTCAACATTCTCAGTCACATATTTTGCAATCTTCTTACCAGTCCAGCGATCCTTTGTCCATGCACAAGACATATCACCACCATCAATCAGTTCTGCTGCTTGTTCACGGGAGTTGTAATGTGTGGTAAGAATGCGACCCAACCACTCAGGATAACCATCCCAATGATGATAAGCAGACAAAATAGAATCATCTGAGAGTTGAATGCCGATGCGTGAACGAGTTCCCATAATAAAGAAAGAAATAAAGTGAGAGGAGACCACCGCTCTCAGTTGGTTTA